AGTTGAATTCTAAAAAATAAAAAAGGCAATATTTATAATAAACAATAGAAAATGGCAGTATTAGACCCTAACGAAATAATGTATACCGCTTTTGAACCAAAAGTTCAAAATAGATTTATACTATATGTAGATGGTATCCCAGCATATTTAATTAAAAATGTAACTGCACCTGGATTTGAAGCGGGTGAAATCATTCTTGACCACATGAATGTGTATAGAAAAATAAAAGGAAAAGTCAGATGGAATGATATGACCTTAGGTCTATATGATCCTATAACTCCATCAGGAGCTCAAGCTATAATGGAATGGGCTAGATTAGCACATGAAAGTGTAACTGGTAGAGATGGATATTCAGATTTTTATAAGAAAAATTTAACATTAGATATATTAGGTCCAGTAGGAGATGTAGTAAGTGAATGGGTTATCAAAGGGGCTTACTGTAAAACTGCTACATTTGGTGAATATGATTGGTCAGCTGATGCAGCTATCAATTTAGATATCACTATTGCAATGGATTATTGTATATTAAACTTTTAATTACCCAACCCTCCATACCTTTGAGAATGGTGCCTTTTTTGGCACCATTTTTCTTTTTTATATATTTATATCCGTAAAAAAATAAGTTTTAAAAGTATGGAAGAAAAAGTTACAGAATCAAAATTTAAGTTCCCAACCGAAGTTGTTGAATTACCATCTAAAGGATTAATTTATCCTAAGGATAATCCATTATCGTCTGGTAAATTGGAAATGAAATATATGACTGCTAAAGAAGAAGATATTTTAACAAATACTAACTATATTCAAAAAGGCATCGTATTAGATAAATTATTAGAATCACTAATAGTATCTAAAATAAACTATAATGATTTAGTTACTGGTGATAAAAATGCTTTATTAGTAGGTGCTAGAGTGTTAGGATATGGTAAAGATTATAATTTTAATGCCTTTAACCCTACTTCAAATAAAGTTGAAAATTTTACAATTGATTTAACTACATTAAATGATAAAAATTTAGATCCTAAAGATTTAAAAGAGGAAGGAGTAAATGAATTTGAATTTACTTTACCTTATTCAAAAACATCACTAACCTTTAAACTTCTTACCCATGGAGATGATAAATCCATAGATAGAGAACTCCAAGGGTTAAAGAAAATTAAAAAAGATTTTATCCCTGAAGCTACTACTAGATTAAAATATATGATTACTTCAATAGATGGTGACAGAGAAAAGAAAACAATAAGAGAATTTGTAGATACCTATTTACTAGCTAGAGACGCTAGATCATTACGTGAAGAAATCCGTAGAATTTCACCTGATGTTGAACTTAAATACTATGGAGATGATGTAGAGGAGGCCATCACTATTCCAGTAGACCTTACCTTTTTTTGGCCTGACGCCCGAGTATAGAAAAAATTTATTCTCTCAAATACATGAAATAGTATTTCATGGCCAAGGTGGTTATGATTGGCATACTGTGTATGATATGCCTATATGGCTTCGTAATTTTACTTATAAAAAATTAGAAGAACATTATAAAAAACAAGAGGAAGCTAATAATAAATCAAATAGCCAACTTAAAAATAATTCTAAAGATATACAACGACCAAATATTACTCCTTCTAATGTTTATAATACATCAATGCCTACTAAAAAGTAGGCATTTTTTATATTTATATATGATATAATTTAATTATGGCTACACCCAAAGAAATACAAAATCAAAAAGATCTTAATAAAGAACTTCGAGAGACTGCCGCGATAGAAAAATCTTTAAAAGGTCTTAGAAAGGCTGATATAGATACTTCTTTTAGTGCTACTGAAAGTATAAGAGAACTTTTAGGTATAAAAGCTAAAACCCTTTCTTTTGATAAAGAAATTCTTGGTAATAGTAGATCTATATCTAAAGAGCTATTAAATCAAGAAACTTCACTTTCTAATATTTCATCTTATACTAGACAAAATATAAAAAATGAAAAATTATTAGCTAAACAAACAGCTATAAGTAATAGTATTAATAAATCATTAAATAAAACTCAAAGAGATAGAGTAGCAGAGGCAATAAAAACTGCAAAAACAAGAGATAATTTTTTAAATACAGAACAAAAACTTGTAAATAAAATAGCAGAGGCTACAGGTGATGAGAAAAAAACTTTACAAGGTAAACTAGATGCACAAAAAATAATTACAAAAGAAGCTGAAACGGAACTTAGTAATATTATTGAAGGAAGAAAAAATACAGAAGGTGCTTTAAAAACCGATAAAGAAAAAACAGCTTTTTTTGCAGCTTACCAAAAAGAACAAATTAAAACTTCCAATCAATTAAGAAAGGCAACACTACAAAGTATAGAGCCTGCTACTAACTTTTTACAATTATTAGGAGCAATCCCAGGATTAGGAAATATAGCAGATAAAGCTTTAGAAGAATTAGTTAAAACTACTGAAAATCAAGTAGCAGAACAAGGTAAAGCTTTAAGTGGTGTTCAATCTATGGCATTAGGTCTTAAAGCAGCTGGAAACACTATTGTAAAATTTATAAATAATCCTCTTAGTATTAGCTTAGCTATATTAGGTTCATTTGTAAAGACTTTTAGTAAAATAAATACTGCTCAAACTAATTTTAGAAGATTAACAGGTGATACCGCAAATAATATTTCTAATGCTTCAGGTTCCCTTATTAGTCAAGTAGATAACCTTGAAACTTTAGTTGGTTTAACTCAACAATTTGGATTTAATGCTAATCAAGCCTTTTCTGAATTTAATGTAAAAGAAGCAAGTGAGTTAAGAGAATTAATGGGAATATCAGCAGAATCGGCTAATAGATTAGCACTTTTTGCTGAAACTTCAGGTGATAATTTACAAATTGCAGCTTCAAACATTTATGATGGTGTTAGTGCTGGTATTTCACAACAACAGATACTAGAACAAATAGGCTCCATTTCCGATTCAATTGCTATAACATTTGGAGGTAATTTAGAATTAATGGGAGCTACCGCCAATGAAGCTAAAAAATTAGGATTAAATCTTACACAAGTAGATCAAATAGCTTCTGGATTATTAGATATTGAATCTTCTATTGCTGCTGAATTTGAAGCTGAAGTTATTTCTGGAAAACAAATTAATTTAGAGAGGGCAAGATTTTTTGCTTTGACAAATGATTTAGCTGGTGTAACAGAAGAAATAGGAAATAATCAAGAAGTAATTAATTCTTTTGCTAGTGGTACAAGAATAGAACAAGAAGCAATTGCTGGAGCTATAGGGTTAAGTAGAGATGAAATATCTAGTATGATATTCCAACAATCTCTAGCAAAAGGACTATCAGAAGATGAAGCCGCGATAAGATCAGGTATGAGTATTGAAGACGCTAAAAGATTAAGTGTACAAGATAGTTTAGCTAAATCTTTAGAAAAAATTACAGCTTCTTTTGCACCATTTGTAGAATTGATGGCGGCCGCAGCGTCAAATACTACAGCTCTTTATGGAACTATGGTATCTTTAGCAGGTATAAGTTTAGTTAAACAAGTAGCTTCTTTAGCACAAATGGCAGTTTCTTCAGGAGTTATAGGAGTAGGTCTTGCTGGGATTGGTGGTTTTGCTGTAGCAGCAGCTATTACATTTGCAACTGTTGGAATTATTTCTGCAATAGCAAATTCAAAAAAGGTAGGTGATGCAATTATCCCTGCAGGTAAAGGACCTATTATATCAACTAGAGAAGGTGGTTTAATACAAGGAACAGCAAATGATGATGTTGTAATGGCACCTGGTATAGCTAAAGGGGGAAGAAACGCTGGACTATCTCAAGCAGATATAACAGCTATCGCAAAAGCAGTAAGAGACGGGGCATCACAAGCACAAATTAATTTAGATGGTGGTAGGGTATCAAACAGATTACAACCAGCATTAGCAGTTAATACAAGGAAGTACTCAATATAAAATATTTATAACAAACAAAAATTAATATTATGGCAATTTTAAACGATTACAATAACCCTAAAAGTGGTCAAGGATCACTAATTAGATTTAAACAGGGACAAGTAACCCCTGCTGGAAATACTTATCAAGCTTACGGTAGAAATGATGAAACTGCTCTATATAGTTCAGCTTTACATTATGAAGACCCTAAACTACCAGGATACTCAATGGATGGAACACCTAATGTAAAACTTGCTAATACCCTTTATAATGCATCACAGACAAAACCATCCCAAAATTTAGATTTATCACCTAACCCTATTGGAGATGCTAAAAGTGGATTTCAACAAAAATATCTTCCTAATCAAGAATTAACCTACGAGCAACAAGTTGAAGCAGCAGATATTGCAGCTAGAGCAGGTGTATCAAATAGAACTCCCGCAGGTAATAGAAATAGTGGAGATGGAAAAAATGTAGGTGGTAATAGACAATAAACTAAAAATAAATAATGTCTATAAGACAACTATATAATAACCCAGATAGTTTTAAATTTAATTCTATAGACCAAAAATATAGTAAAGATATTAGAGGTGGTGGTTTTACAGGACAACCTTTTATAAAAAGGTCAGCTCCTGAAACTATAGCCCAACTAAATTCTTTAACTACAGAGGCTCTTAGTTTAGATTTTCCTATTCGTGGTGGTTCATATGAAGAACTAGCCGCTAGGGAAGACTTTGCTAGGATTGATAGATTCTTATTATCTTACCCTGAGGGTAAAGCATTTTTAGATAAACAAAGAGGATTAATGTTTTCTAATCCTAATGTGGAATCTGGTAGATCTGGAGGATTTTCTAATACTAGAGCATATAATGATGGAAGAAATTTAATGACACAGATTGCTGAAGGAGGAACTGGTTTTCACCATCCAAATGCAGGAACAACTGTCCAAGATTTAGAATTTACACAAAACAAATATGAATATACTGTCGCTCATAAATCTACAAAGTTAAATAGATTAGTTAGTTTAACCTCTTTTAAAATTGATAATAAAGCTGTTGGTGATAATACTTTTGATGATGCTATAGCAAGGGAATTAGGAATTAATACATTTAATGAGGGCGAATTATTCTTTTATCCAGGTGGCCCTGGTTCTCTTTATGGATTAGGACAAACAATAATCGAAAGAGCTACAGATAGTTTAGGTGTCCCTATTAATACACAAAATGCTCCAACATTTATAGGACCTAATTTTACAAGAGATGTAAAAGGAAATATTGTTCAAGCTAGACCTATAACAGAAATTAATTTTTCTAATTTATTAGGATTATCTTCTGTATTTAATATTACCGATAGTGATAATGCCATAGAAAATGGAGATATAGGTACTTTAGCTCAACAAGATTCTAGTGATTATATTAGAGCAAATAGAAACCCAAACCAAGATGTTGTATTATTTAACAACTTTATGGGTTATGATGCAATTAGAAGAAGACAACAATTAAAACCTGGAACTTTAGGAATTACCGATTTTAGAAGTGGAGATAATCTTATTAAACCTGGTAGTGTAGCTCAAAGTGATTATACTAAAAATAATATTGCTACTAGAGTAACTGTGGGTGACCCTGGAGCTAGACCTGCTAATCAAAGAACAGATATAAATGATAGATTTGCAAGTGGACAAGATCAAATTAATTTACTTGATGTTCAAAATAGAGATGATGTAGATGGTATAGGTAGGTTTCCAAAAGATTTAATTAAATTTGCTTTTGAAACTATAAATAATGATGATCCAACTGTTACAACGGCAACATTTTTTAGAGCATTTTTAACAGGATACAATGATAATCATAATGCCGAATGGGCAGCAAGTCGTTATACAGGTAGAGGAGAAAACTTTTATACATATCAAGGATTTGATAGAGTAGTTAATTTTAACTTTAAAATAGCTGCACAATCAAAACAAGAAATGAGATTCCTATATAGAAAATTAAATTATTTGTTATCTACTTTATACCCAGATTACAATAATGGTACTGGATTTATGAGAGGTAATATTACTAAATTAACTATAGGTGATTTATTCGTTAGAACACCGGGTATATTAGAATCATTACAATTAAGTGTTGATGATCAATATGCTTGGGAAATAGCAATGGGAGATGAAAGTAAAGATATGTTAGAAACGCCACAAATAATGGATATAGGTGTTCAATTTAAACCAATACTTAATGTTTTACCAAAAACAGGTATAAGTTCACCTATATTAATAACGGATCCTAATAATACTTATTTACCTAGAGGTTTAAATCCTGAATTTGGAGTTAGTATAAATCCAAGATTTGAAGTTGATTTTAGAAATAGAGTTTTTGAAAATGATAATTTTACAAATCTTCGACCTAATACTCTAACTACATAATGGCAAGAAGATACGAAAATATAGAAACATATACTACAAATGATGGTAAAATAATTTACTTACCAACTAAGTATCCTTCTGTTGTTCCTTCAAATGAAGATTTTTATATTATAACACAAGCTACAGATAGATTAGATTTAATAGCTTCCGATTTTTTTGGTGATTCTACATTATGGTGGGTAGTTGCAATGGCAAATGATTTACCTGGTGATTCACTAGTTCCACCACCTGGTTTTCAATTAAGAATACCTGGTAATTTAGATAATGCTATTCAAGAGTTTAACGCTTTAAATTCTTAAAATGTTATGGCAAATTTTAAAAATATAGTAGGTTCAGGCTTTCCAACCTATGTAACTGATCAAATAAACAAAAGGGCAGAAATATTAAATACTCCTAATCGTAGTAATAATATTCTTCAATATTTAACTAATCGTAATGTTTGGTTTAGGTTAAGTTCTAGTGTTAATGTAGGAGGTTCTTCTGCTTTAGCTAGAAATAATGTTTTACAAGGAGGAACTTTAAACAAAAATAGAACTATAAAAAAAGGATTTAATGAAACTTATAAAAAAGGTACAGATGATGATTTAGGTTTTAAACCTATGCCTGGTATTACTAATATATCAATAGGTACAGGAGGTAAGTGGCAAACATTAATGCAGGCAGATATAGAATTTGTTTGTTATGATTTAGAACAATTAGATACAATGACTAAACTTTATATGAGTTTAGGATATAATGTATTTTTAGAATGGGGCCATTCAAATTATTTTACAACTAATAATAATGTAGAAAAATTTGAAACAAATTCTTCTACTATTACTAACTTTTTTAATTTTAGTGATAAAGATAAGTTATTAAAACAAGCTACTAAAGAAAGAGATAATAAAGATGGAAATTATGAATGTATGTTAGGTACAGTTTATAATTTTGATTGGACAGCTAATAATGATGGTTCTTATAATTGTAAAATACAAGTAATGGGTGCTGGTGGTATAGTTGAATCATTAAAAATTAATACTTCTAGTGGTGTTAATTTTAATAATTTAATAGATGATGAAGATACTAATGCGGATTTTGCCTCAGATTTAGAAAATGTACTTACTACATTAAAAAAATTCTTTGAAGATAATTCAGGAATAGTACAAAAATCAACAACTTCATTTCAAGCTGGTACAGGAACAGTAACTGTTGATACAGTTGAAGGATTGTTTAAAGAAATTCCACTTAGTCAAGAAGGAACCATAATTATAAATAATAATGAAACTTTAACTACTTATGGAGCTCTTTTAAATAGAATATATGGATTTACTTCTTATCTTGGTCCACAATTTGGTGGAAATATAGGTAGAACATCAGCACCACTTGGAAATAATAATATTAATAAAGGAAACGCCCATCAAGTACTTTCGGGAATAGGTAATGCTCCTGCTATCAAACCAAGCTTATATAATGGTTATATTTCTAATACAGTAATAGATAATGATAAAACTTATTTTCAAACTTATATTACATTAGGGCATTTATTTACATTAATTCAACATTTAGGTATATTTACAGAAAATAGTGGAAATGTAACAAAACCTATAATATATTTAGATTATAATCCTGATAATACTATAATAAAAGTAAATAATATACAAGGAAGTATAGATCCTTCTAAATGTTTAATTCCTTATAATAAAAATTTAGATGATTTTTTTGAGCCAGTTAAAAAATATTTCCAATCAAAATTTCAACCTCTTAATTCTATAAAAAATAAAGAAGTACCTGAATTTGGAGGTAAATTATTTAATGTTTTAGTAA